CGTCGTCTTTACTGAGCCCGGCATGGAAGTCCTCAGCGACCTGCCGGAGGACAGTGTGCACTGGCACTACATTCCCCCGGCTAACGCTGACTGGCCCAAGATGATCGCTAGCGCGAGGAAGATTAACACGATGAACTTCGAGGCGTTGAGTAAGCTCAGCGAGATTAACAAGAGCGACTACGGGCAGTTCATTGAGCTATTGGAGACACTACACAACTTCAAGTGTGATCGTACGGGCGAGGAGTTCGGTAGCGTCACCAAGTTCGGTACGAAGCGGGCGCTTGTCGTGGACTCACTAAGCGGCCTCAACATCATGGCGATGGACCTCGTCGTAGGTAGCAAGCCGACGAAAAGCCTGAGCGATTGGGGTGTGGCGATGGACAATCTCGAACGCCTCGTGCAGAAACTCTGTGTCGATACGCACTGTACTTTCGTGCTGACCGCGCACCTCGAACGCGAGGTTGACGAAGTGCAAGGCGGCGTACAGCTAATGGCTTCCACCCTAGGTCGCAAGCTCGCGCCACGCATGCCGCGCTTCTTCTCCGATACGATTCATTGCCAGCGTAAAGGTACTGAGTTCTCATGGAGTACCGCGTCAATCAACGTAGACCTGAAAGCTCGCAACCTCCCACTTGCAACGGGGCTTGAACCTAGCTTTGAGCAGATCGTCGATAACTGGAAGTCGCAAGGCGGCGTGCTCGAACACTTCACAATACCAGAAGAGGATTAATACCATGGCAAAACCAACTAGAACCCGGGGCTTCTTCGAGGAGATAGATCGTTCCTTCCCGGACCCAACGTATGTGCAGCCGGGTGCCCCGGTACCGACCCGTGTAGTAGGTAGTTCTACCTTGACTACTATTACTGGCGTTGGCCCTAGTCTTATTACCGTTAGGGAAGTACCCTCGACCGTTATTTATGACGATGTGGTAGATTCTGTCGTTCCTCCGAGCCCTATGAGGCTCGCACTCGACCCACTCATTCGGGAGTATGGCGTCCCCGCGCTACTGGCTGCCCTGTATGGTTCCGAGCTCAACGCTCTTGAGGAAGAAGAGGGCACCATCGACGATATGATCGAGAAATATAACGAGGGGAGGGAGCAGTAATGGCTGACTTCTGCTTACAATGCAACGACAGGTTATTCGGCCCGACGATACCGAACGACTTCGTTGATATCTCGAAGGAAGAGGATACTTTAAATGGGCGATACATTACTGTACTATGCGAAGGCTGCGGCATGGTGCAGGTCGACCATACTGGTAGGTGTGTAACTGATTGTTTACAGCACCACGGACCACCAATCGCAGCATAATACGTAACTAGAGACCTACTATGTCTAAATCTAAAACGAAACGAGAGGCAACACAAATGTCAGGATTTGATCCCGAAACATACATGCACGAAGAGTACACCGAGTCCACATCAACCCGTCAGACTCCCTTGCCGGAAGACGAGTATTTAGGTACCGTCACGAAGGTAGAAACCCCGTTCAAAACTACGAATGGATACTGGCTCCAGAAATGCCACTTCCGCGTAGACCATCCAGAGCTAACCGAAGAGTTGGGCCGCAAGGCATCGACTGTCAGGTTGACACTGTTCCTTGACTTGACCGCGTCAGGTTCGCTAGACTTCAGCACAGGAAAAAATATTGGCTTGGGCCGATTGCGTGCTGCGCTAGGCCAGAACGAGGCAGGTGAACCATGGTCTCCAAGCTACATGGAAGGCAATCAGGCGATGATTCGCGTGAAGCATACACCTGACAAGGACGACCCCGAAAAGATATACGAAGAGGTCCGCGGCGTAAGCCGCCCTCAATAAGACTTCTCGGAGGGGGGGAAGAGTCATGAGCCCTGACTATAACTGGGCTCACACCCTCAAAAAGAAAAGGCTCGACCAGAGAGAGTCGAGCCCGTTCCCATCCACACAAAGGTAACAACAATAGCAAAGCCAAGGAGTTACGTGCATGAATATACCTACAACAATAGTAAAAAGCAAGAACATTGGTAAGGTGGGCGCTAGTGGCCCGACACACGCAAAAATTCTAATCGTAGGCGAGGCCCCGGGCGTTGAGGAGGTAGATCAAGGCCGCCCTTTTGTAGGGGCGTCGGGACGCGAGCTCACCTGTATCTTACGCGACGCCGGTATCAACAGGGAGGAGTGTCGCCTAATAAATGCAACCCCCTACCGTCCTGTAAACAATAAGATCGAGACCTTCTTCCTCGGCAAGCGCGAGGCTAAAGCCCTAGAGCAAGAGGAGTTCAATGGCAGGTATCCGACCGCCGAAATTTATCAGGGCATAGACCTACTCGAAAAGGAAATCCTACGAGTGCAACCCAATGTTATCTTGGCCCTCGGAGCCACAGCCTTGTGGTGTTTAACCGGTCTCGAAGGCATCGGCCATTGGCGCGGTAGTATATTACATAGCCGCCTAGCCCGATCTGAAGGGTATGGCTACAAGATTGTCGCTACCTATCATCCTGCGGGGGTGCTCCGGCAATGGGCGTGGCGGGCAATCTCCGTAAGGGACTGCCAACGGGCCCTGACCGAGTCAGCGTACCCAGAAGTTAGGGAACCTCTTACCGACTATCAGATTGAGCCCACCTACACCCTAGCTTACAATTATCTCACCGAACTTATTTTACAGCTCAACCAGTGTGGCGCGGACACTCCCATGCTCCTCGCGGTAGACATTGAAACCGCCCTGCATAAATGGATAACTTGTATCGGTATAGCGGTAAGCGTCTCGCAGGCTATAGTCATACCCTTTTGCCTTCGCGACGGCAGTAACTACTGGACTTTGAAGGAAGAAGTAAAATTAATTCAACTGCTCAAGGTAATACTAACGCATAAGAGTGCCCACATCGTCGGCCAGAATTACCTCTACGATATGCAATACATGGCTCGCTATTGGGGTTTCAAAAGTAACCTCGGTTTCGACACTATGCTTGCACAACACACCGCGTACGCAGGCATGCCGAAGGCGCTCGACTTCTTAAGCAGCCTGTATCTCGACTACCATTGCAACTGGAAGAGCAAAAGGCATGGCGTCGGTGGCGACGAGCTATGGTTCTACAACGCTGAAGATTGCTGCATCACTTACCAGTTAGTGCCACCTCTCCTTGATACGGTAGGCAAGACGAAGACGGGCGATGCCTACGAGACACAGATGAGCTTAGTCGACCCTGTGTTCGCTATGGAAATGCGCGGCATCAAGATCGACGAGGCATCGAAGGCAAAGGCCTCAGCGGAAATAGTAATAGAGATCGAGAAGGCTAAGCAGTACGTCGAAGACGTGCTCGGACACCCTCTGAATCCCGGCAGCAACCCACAGATGAAAGCCCTGTTCTACGACGATTTCGACATGCCCGTTATCTTTCACAGGAAGACGGGCAACCCTACCTGTGACGAGGATGCGCTAAAGCGATTTGCAAAGCGAGAGCCCCTGCTGAAGCCAATCATTGACAATATCCTGAAGCAACGACAGCTAGGTGTCCTCAAAAATACATTTCTTGACGCCGAGGTGGACCCCGACGGCAGAATGCGCTGCTCCTATAACATCGGGGGCACAGAGACCTTCAGGTTCTCCTCTTCACAGAGCGTATTCGACACCGGCACCAACCTACAGAACGTGCCGCCCCCTATCAAGCACCTGTTTATACCTGACGAGGGCATGATGCTCGTCGATGTTGACCTTGATAGGGCCGACCTACAGGTAGTGGTCTGGGAAGCGGGCGACGAGGCCCTTAAACAAGCCATAAGAGAGGACGTAAATATACATGAAGCCAATGCGAAAGATATATTCGGAACTTGCAGTGAAACTCAATACAAACAAGCCAAGATGGGCGTCCATGCTACTAACTATGGGGCTTCTCCGAGGACCCTTGCAATCGCGTTGGGCATTACGGTCAAGGAAGCGGAGCACTTCCAGAAAGCGTGGTTCGGAGCCCACCCGGGCATCTGGGACTGGCGAACACGGGTCGAAGAGAGCTTGCAAACCACGCGCATGGTCCGTAACCGGTTCGGGTACAGACGTTACTACTTCGACCGGATCGAAAGCCTATTGCCGCAGGCTCTCGCGTGGATACCGCAGTCGACGGTAGCTAATGTTATTAACATAGGGATGCGACGTGTCTTCGACACGATACCCGAAGCCGAGCTCCTACTACAGGTACATGACTCGATCGTATTTCAATGCAACGTGGAGGGGGGGAAGCAAATAGTCGATCGCGTTTGTGAGGCGCTGCTCGTGACAGTCCCATATGTCGACCCGCTTATCATCGG